CAGAACCACCCCGCCCCGCCACGCCCGCGCACGCGCGAGATTGCGCTTGCAATAGGCGCGAATTACAAATGAAAACCCATCTTGACCTGTTCTCAGGCATCGGAGGCTTTGCGATAGCCGCGCAAGCCTGCGGATATACTACGCCCATTCGTAAGTTGTGCCGCGAAACACAATCTTTCCGCTGTTCACAAGTTCCATCGCCAACTTCTCAAGCTTCCGGTGAAGCAGGCGATGCTCCGAGCGGGTGCAAATGTGAAGATTTTCGGGGCGATTATCGGTCTTCTGTCCGTTCACATGGTGGACGTGCTCATGGGGAAGCAGACGGCGACCGGCTTTTTTTTCGGCAACAAGGACGTGCTCATAGGTGTATGGGAAAACCTTTTTGCGCTCTGGACTGTGAATCAGACGATAACCTTGGCGGTCAATGGAAACGCCGCCTTTCCAAAGCGGATGATCTGCGCCCTTGCGGAGATATGCGGCGGCTGGCGCACCGCCCCATCCGGCACGGTAATACTGCAAAAGCTGGTAACTTATTCCGAACGATTGCGCGACGGCCTTCACACGCTCGCCACCGGAGATGCGGCGCTCGATTTCATTTTTCTGATTTTCCAATTGCTTTCTTTTCTTCATTCAACAATAATACAACCAAATGCAACGCCGCGCAACTCATTTAGACCTTTTTTCGGGGATAGGTGGGTTCGCAATCGCAGCCCAAAATTGCGGTTACGAAACGGTGGCGTTCTGTGAAAAAGAAAAATATGCACAACAAATCCTCAAAGAACGGTTCGGCGCGGTTCTGGCCGACGCCGAGAGCGGTAATGCCATCCACTATGAATCAAAGCAAAAGCGGAGGCCCCCCGCAAAATCTGAGAATCGAAGTGGAGCGCCTCGCCTCCATCCCAACATCTTCACCCTCAACGGAGACGACTACGCCGGGGTTGACCTGCTCACAGGGGGATTTCCTTGCCAACCTTTCAGCGTCGCCGGGAAGCGAAAAGGCGCGGCAGATGACCGTGCGCTCTGGCCGGAAATGCTGCGAGTTATTGACGGGGCAAAGCCCGCTTGGCTCATTGGTGAAAACGTTGCTGGAATCGTCACGATGGAACTCGACAATATCCTTTCTGACTTGGAAGGCATCGGCTACGCCGCGTGGCCGCTTGTTATTCCGGCTTGTGCCGTCGATGCCAGACACAGGAGGGACAGAGTTTGGATTGTGGCCCACGCCGCACGCGAACTGCAACACGGGAGCGGGAAGCCACGGGACGGGCGCGGACAACATTCAGACGGCGGTGAAGATGTGGCCGACACCGACGAGTCATCTTGCCAAGGAAACGAACGCGCCGAGCGAAGCGAACAGGAACGAGCCGAGCATCAGCAGCATTGTGGGCGGCAGCTTGAACCCGCAATTTGTGGAATGGCTGATGGGATACCCCAAAGATTGGACGGAGGCTCAGGATTTTGCCAGTGGCAGAAAGAAGACCCAGCCACCCCAAGAGTCGCCACCGGAATCAAACACCGAGCGCACCGCTTGAAGGGACTTGGAAACTCGATTGTTCCAAATGTGGCCTACGAAATAATAAGGGCGATACCGCCTCACATACCGGGGCGCGAGATTGCGCTTGCAAGGGGCGCGGGGATGCGGTAGATAGACCGTGCCGACTGAAAACCGGCGTAATAAATTAAACCGTGATTACAAAAACACAATCCATTCAGGCCGGCTCACCTCAGCGTTTCACGGCGCAGTTTTCAGGGGTGAGTCGGCCTGAGTTGTTTGGAGGAATATGAGAACACAATTCACTGGAAAAGAACCGTGGCTGAAAATCCCGGTTGAGAAGCTAACATGGGAGGATTTGCCGAAGGACGAAGCCGGAAAGAGCGCCGCCATCTGCGTGCTTGTGCTGCGCTCGATGCCATACGCCGAATACCTGCAAACGGAGCACTGGAACGAAGTCAGGCTTGTCGCGATCAAGCGATACCTCAACCAGTGCTTTTGCGGGAAGGACGCAAAAGACGTGCATCACACCAACTACAACCGCAGGGGCTTTGAGCGCCCCGAGGACGTGATTGCGCTTTGCCGAGAGTGTCACACGCTCTGGCATGAGACGTGGACGTTGCAGGCCAAGGCCGGATTGGAGGCGGCATGAGAATCCGCACATTGAAGCCGGAATTTTGGGCGCACGAAACGCTGTCTCGCCTGCCGCATTTTACGCGACTCATGGCAATCGGCCTGCTGAATCTTGCGGACGACGAGGGGTATTTCTACGCCAACCCGATTCTGATACGCGCCGCGCTTTTCCCATTCGTGGACGACTCGGGGACGATTCGGGGAGCGGTCGGGGAGCTGTCCGGTATAGGGTATATCAGGATCGGAATTGACCAAGAAGGGAGGGAGGTTGGGCATGTGGTGAATTTCTCGAAACACCAAAAGGGAGACAAGTTCAAGACTAGCAAACTCAAGGAGTTAGCTACGTTCCCCGACTCATCCCCGACCGTTCCCCTACCTATCCCCGACTCATCCCCGCTGGAACAGGGAACAGGGAACAGGGAACAGGGAACAGGGAAAGCCTCGAAACCGAGGCCGTCAGCAAGTGATTCGGAATGGATGGAACAACTTCAAACGGCAGAGGCGTATCGGCATCTGGACGTGAAGCGAGAACTGTCAAAAGCGGAAGTGTGGTGCAAAACAAATTCACGGCAATGCACTCGCCGATTTTTCACAAACTGGCTTAACAGGGCATCTTCGGACACGCGAACAATTTCAACCGCATCCGCTCCAGCGCGTCAAATGACGGCAGACGACCACGCCGAACAGGAGCGGCGCAAGGCAGCGTGCGACAAAGCCGCACGGGAACAGGCCGAGGAATTGCACCGGATGCTGGAGGAAGCAAACCGCCCGCCATGCGCGCCGGGTGAACTGGAGGAAATCTTCGAGGCATGAAAGCGAAAATCTCAGCGGCGGAAGTCTCAACCCGGCTTGCAGGCAACATGCTTGGCCTCGTCACCTACCTTTTGCCGGGTGGACGGCAGCAAGGCGCAGCGTGGCACGTCGGCGGCGTGAATGGCGAAAGCGGCAAAAGCCTTTCTGTGCATCTGTCCGGCACCTACGCCGGGAACTGGTGCGACTGGAACGGGCAAGAACAGAAAGGCGACGCGCTCGACCTTTGGTGCGCGGTCAAGGGCGTCTCGCTCCCGCAAGCCATCACCGAGGCAAAGGGCTGGCTCGGCATCGTGGAAGAAGCGCCGGCCAAGTCTTACACCCGCCCGCAGGACGACAAGCCCGCAATCAGCGCGGACGGAAGGGCGATGCACTGGATGGTGGACGAGCGGAAGCTCCTGCCGGAAATCGTGAATCGCTACCGCGTGCAAGGCGACGCTGAAAGGCGAGCCATCGTGTTTCCGTCCTACTCGCCAAGCGGCGTGTTGCTCAATCGCTCCTATCGGGCACTCGCGCTGGATGACAAGGGCCGCAAGAAGGTGTGGCAGGACAAGGACGCAGCGCCCTCGCTTTGGGGCTGGCAGTCACTCACGCCGGAGAATTACAAGGCCCGCGAAATCTTGATCTGCGAAGGCCAGATTGACGCGATGACGTGGGCGCAATGGGGAATCCCCGCACTCAGTATCCCGAACGGAAGCGGGCAAACGTGGATCGACTTTGAATGGGACAACTTGGAACCGTTCAAAACGATCTATCTGAGCTTCGACAACGACGGAAAGACCGAGGCCGCACTTGCAACGGCTATCTCTCGGCTCGGAAAGCATCGCGTGCGCGTGGTGAAATTCCCACACAAGGACGCAAACGACGCGCTGAAACAGCACGTCACGGCATACGACGCGCGGCGCTGGCTTGAATCGTCCGAATACCCGACCGTCGCGCACCTGTTCGACGCAGGGCATTTCGGAGAAGCGTGCGCGCGGGAGTTCTTTCGCACGGAGGAAATGCTCGGGCACACGATCCCGCAGACCGTGCATCATCGGGACTGTGCGCTATCGTTCCACTTTCGCCCCGGCGAGCTTACCGTGTGGACTGGAACAAGCGGCCACGGCAAAAGCAGCGTGGTGAATTACGCAATGATTCACCTTGCGATGCAGACGAAAAGGCCGTCGCTCATTATCAGCTTGGAAATGACCCCCGCGAAAGTTCTTCGCCGGATTATCATCGCCATCGGCGCGAGAGTAGCAAACGAAGGGGACGCAAAGAAAATGGCGCAAGCAATGTCGAAGCATCTTTTGTTCTGCGACAAGACGGGCGGCATTTCGCGCGACGTGCTTTTCGAGATGATCAACTACGCGCACGCGCGCTACGGCATTGCGCACCTCGTCATTGACTCACTCATGCGCGTGGAAGGCCTGGAGGAAGATTACCCCGCGCAAAACAAATTCGTGACCGACCTCGCCGAATACAGCCGCGCAACCGGCGTGCATGTTCACCTAATCGCGCACCCTCGTAAATCTCCCGGCGCAGACGCACCACAGGGACACGACATCAAGGGAAGCGGGCACATCCGCGACAACGCCGATAACGTGCTTGTCGTGTGGCGGAATATCGAAATGGAACGCGCAGTAGAGGAAGGCAAGTCCACCGCTGGAATGATACCGGCAAAAATCATCGTCGAAAAGGATCGCGAAGAAGGCACGTTTCGCGAGTTCTTTCTGGAGTTCAACACCGCGCTGCTTTGCTACGTCAAAAAGAAATAACCCAAACACATCCCACAATGACCGACCAACCCACACCCGAAACAGACGACTTCCGCCCGTGCCATCTCACGCCGAGCGACTGGCCAGCCTTCGCCCGCGCGCTGGAAATCCAGCGCAACGCAACCCGCGCCGAGCGGGATGAACTCAACAGGCAACTTTCTGTCGCGCTTAAAGGCAAGCGCCCTTACTCGTCGGAATTTGCGGACGAGACAATCGCAGCGCAGGTCAAGCGTATCGCGGAACTGGAAGAAAAGCTGAATGGCTGGTTTTCCGAGCGGGACGCACTCCGCGCCGACGTTGCGCGGCTGCGGGAGGCGATTGTGCAGACCATTGCGGAAGGCGGGAATGAGCTGCCGGAATGGGTGGAAGCAAAGCTGGAAAAAGCCCTCGCCGCCCTCGCACAATGAGCACCACCGACCGCGTGCTGCAACAGATTGACGCCAGAATCGCAGCAATCGCTGGCAACTGGCCTGACGAGTCTCGCGCACTGCGCTGCCTCAAGACGGCGATTGAGGGGCTGCTGGACGCCGAAGG